CGTTCGCACTGCTACAGATGGTCGCGATGTGCTGCTGAATGATCCTGATGGATGGGAAGTGGATCAGCCATGGCTGTGGTTCACTGGTCCTGCAGGTAGTGATGGCACTGGTGGACCCTTTGGCCACCCATTAACGAATGATGATCCCTATGGTGCAGGCACCATCCCTGCCGTTACTAGGTGCACCAGCATCATCTGTGACACCATCGCAGGCCTGCCATGGAAGGTGTATAGAGGCGAGTACACCGAACTAACTACGCCTGACTGGATCGCTGATCCACAGTCTGCACGCATAGATGGCAGGGTGGTCAGTGGTGCCACACCATGGGACACTAGATATAGCGCAGTGGAATTCTGGGCTAACTGGGTGAACGCTGCACTGTGGTGGGGTGATGGCTACATCTACTGTCCCGTGCGCGACATCAATGGGCAACCTAAGCCACCACTGTGGCAGCTGCACCCTAACGATGTGAAGATCGATAAGGACTCAGGCACCTACTGGGTAGGTCAGACAATGCTTCCCAGTGGGAGCATCATTCACCTGCGAGGCGCACCACCCTATAGGGATGGACATGGGAATGGTGTGCTGACCAGTAACGCTGCAGATATAGGCCTAGCTGCGACGATCAGAAGCTATGCATCATCAGTGTTCACTAGTGGTGTGCCGGCCGGCTATCTGAAGTCTTCACAGCCTTCGATGACACCAGACCAGGCTATTGCACTTAAAGCATCATGGCTGAAGGCGCACGGTAACGCTAAGCGATCGATAGCAGTGCTGAATGCGACCACTGAGTTTCATCCCATCAGCCTGAACCCAGTGGATGCAGGACTAGCTGCAGCTAGGGAATGGGGCCTGCGCGATATAGCCTTAGCCTTTGGTATACCACCCTACATGCTGGGTGTGCCTGGCGACAGTTCTACCTATGCGAATGTAGAAAGCCGCATGATAGAACTGCGCACCTTCAGCCTGTTACCGTGGATACGCAGAATCGAAAGTGTCCTAGATAGCGAGTTTCCTCGAGGGACTTCAGTAAAGATCAAGTCTGATGCACTGCTGCGTGCAGACACTGCGACTAGATATGCAGCCTATGAGTCTGCACTGCGAGCAGGGTGGATCACGACTGACGAAGTGCGACAGCTAGAAGACAGAGCACCACTACCCAGCAGCGACACCAGTGGGCTAGATGCTGATGCACTGAAGAATGCAGCTGATGCACTAGGTATCCTGATTCGCGCCGGTGTCGCACCTGAGTCTGCAGCGAAGGCAGTAGGCCTACCTGCGCTCGCCTTCACTGGCGCAGTACCCACCACCCTGCGCCTACCTGAGTCTGAAGCTAGCGATCTAGAGGAAGGGTGAACCCTGATGTCTGCCACTGAAGTCTGGTGCCTGGTCGCTGTGGTCGCTGCAGGCCTGTCTGCTGGGCTAGCAGCTGTGGCGCCTAGGGATCCTGCAGGCCTCTACCAGCGTGCAGCACAGGCGGCCCTAGGCGCAGCTGTGCTCGCGATCGCAGTGGCACTGTGGATCGCACTTCCATAAGGGGAACTGATGCAGCTATCAATGGAACTGCGTGCACTGAATGAAGATCAGCGAACGATTGTAGGTATCGCTGTTCCCTACGATGCGACTACGTATCGCGTCCCAGGTGGCGAAGTAGTCAAGCGAGGCGCATTCAATCGTTCTATACAGATGCGAGCAGGGAAGGTCCCACTGTGTAGGGGACATGATCCCCTTAACGTGATGGGCTACAGCACTGCGTTCAGTGAAGCTGACACAGGCCTAGAAGGTAGCTTCAGGGTTAACGATGGTGATCTAGGTGACCAGCTGTTGCGTGATGTGCGCGATGGTTACCTGCCGCATATGTCAGTGTGCTTTGAGGCTGTGCGCGATGGCATCGTGCGTAACGCTGAAGGCATTAGGGAAGTCAGGGAAGCGAAGCTAGTAGAGGTTTCCCTAGTAGGCATCCCTGCCTATGAAGGCGCAGCTGTGCTGTCAGTGCGCAGCGCTCAGGATCTAGACCAGCTGCTGGCGCCTTTCCAGAACATTCCTAAATGGGATCTAGACCCATTGCCGCCCATCAGGTACCGTGGTCGCTGGCATCAGAGCAGACCGATATAGATCGTCCTGCAGCTGATCGCACCCTGAACGTTCAGGATCGCTGGTCGCTGTGCATGGATACCTAGTCACCTGCGCATTCCACTATGCGTAAAGGACTAGATAACCCATGCCTACCCTTCTTGATAAGAAGGCATCTGAACTTGATGAACTGGTCGCGATCGTTCGCGACATTCAGGACAAGGCTTCAGAGGAAGATCGATCCCTCACTGATGTAGAGAAGGATCGCATCGCAGCACTGAGTGAAGCTGCCACGAAGCTGCGCACTGAGTGTGAGTTCCTGAACGATCAGGTAGTGAGTGAGCGCAGCTGGGCAAAGCTGCGTCGCGACATCGAAGCCAACAAAGAAACTGAACCCACTAACAACAGGCGACCCACTGGACTGCATCCCCAGCAGCCTGGTGGGTCGCTTGACGTACGTAGCTGGGGTGATGTCTTCACTGAGTCAGAAGCCTTCCTGAACTATCAGGGTGGTGGAACTTCACAGCGAGTCGCTGTCCCACTGGGACTGGAATACCGTGCGCCGATCCTGTCCACCACCACACCACAGGCACCCTACATCTACTCGCCTGCGAGCTATACCTATGCGACGCCACTGCTCGATAAGGTCGGGAAGGTAAGCACCAACGGGAACGCAGTGCAGTGGGTGCAGTGGACACCGAACCCACAGGCTGCTGCATCCATCGTGCCTGAAGGCGAACTGAAGCCTGAAGCTGCGATGACAGCTACACCACAGTCAGGCACCCTGGCTACCTATGCGCACTGGAAGGCAATCAGTCGGCAGGCCCTAGAAGACTCGCCGCAGATTAGAAGCCTGGTGGAGAATCGCCTGAGGCAAGGGATCTTCGTCGCACTAGAAGGCGCAGTGAATGCTGCACTGGTCGCTGCGACCCTTCCTGCAGTCAGTGGTTCCACGATGCTGGGAAGCATCAGGACAGGCATCGCCACAGTGCAGGCTGCTGGGTTCGCTACACCTAATGCGATCCTGATCAACCCAGCTGACGCTGCAGCCATTGACGTAGCAGTCATGGCAGGTGGCATGGGTGGACCAGTGCAGGTAGGTAGCTACTGGGGCATCCCCTACGTTCCCAGCAGCAGCGTCCCTGTAGGCACCAGCTACGTAGGTGACTTCGCTACCGGTGTGCAGCTGTTCAATCGTGGCACTGCCGATGTGTTCATGACTGACAGCCACGATGACTACTTCGTCAGGAACCTGCTGCTGCTGCTGGCTGAAACGCGAGCGCTCGCCACTGTGCCTGATCCTGCAGCGATCGCTGAATGCACAGTCGTAACTGTTCCCTAAGGAAGGTGGCATAGATCATGGGCGCCACTGTGGACAAGCTAAAGGTCTACCTGGGGTTAGACCCAGCTAGCAGCCACGATGCAGATGCGATGCAATACGCAGTGGATGCAGCTAATGCGCTTGTCACGCAGTGGCGTCCTGATCTAGCTACAGGCGACCCGTGGAACCCTCGAGGCGAGCAGGCAGCGCTAGTGCAAGCTGCTCGCCTCTATGGGCGCAGGGGTTCGGTGCAGGGTGTGGCTGCATTCGCTGATGTGGGTGTGTCGCTGATGCCTCGCCTAGATCCTGACCTGCAGACACTTCTAGAACTAGGCAGCTATCAGCCATCAGTGGTCGCCTGATGGACATCCCTGCGCCACCAGTAGACACAGGCTACGAAGCTGCACAGCAGCTGGTGGCACTGCTCACAGCTGAAGGCATCTTCGCGACCTGCGATCCACGCAGTGCCACGCCTCCCTGTGTCTACATTCCACCACCCATCAGCAGTATGCAGCGTGGAATGTGCAGCCAGTGGTGCAGCTTCGATGTCTACGTCCTGGCACCAGGGACTGGTAACGCTGACGCATTCAGAATGCTGGAACACCTCGCCTACTGGGTGCGAAAGATTCTGCCTAACGTCACTGACCAGTATCCATCGGCCTACAACCTTTCGCCTGATAGTCCATCCCTGCCTGCATACAGGCTTCCTCTAGAGATAGGCGTTTAGATGATCACTGAATCCAGACTGGTAGAAGGCACCCTGAAGATAGGGACTGCACCAGCTGAACTGGACATCAGCTGTCAGCTGACGAATGTGCGCTACGCATCTTCCTACAGCGATGATGGCGATGCAGTGGAAACCCTGTGTGGAGATAAGATCGCAGCTGCTGAGAAGTCAGACGGTGCCACCCTTCAGGGTACGTTCATTCAGGACTGGACTGCAGCCACTGCGACATCAGTGATCCTGTATCTGCTAGAGCATGACTTGGAGGAAGTGGACTACACCTACACACCGAACACTGATGGTCCTACCTTTAGTGGGAAAGTACGCATCAAGCTGCCTGGCGAATTCCTAGGTGGCGATGTGAACACCAGGATCACCAGTGACTTCGAATGGGTGTGCACTTCCTGGCCACCTGCGCAGACGCCACCAGTGGTCGCTGCAGCTGCAGCTAGGACTACGCCTACGCCTGTCGCCTGATGGCCGATGTGAAGGTCGAAGGCTTAGATACCTTCGTCAGCACTATGCACAAGGCTGAACAGCAGCTGCAGGAAATGGGTGATGCGCACAGGCAAGCTAGTGCGATCATCGCCAGTGCTGCAGCTGCAGCTGCGCCTAGGCGCACTGGTCGCCTGGCAGGTTCAGTGCGAGCATCAGCATCAGCGAAACAGGGAATGGTCGAAGTCACTGCACCATATGCAGGCCCCATCCACTGGGGTTGGCCTAGCAGGAACATAGATGCACAGCCGTTCGCGATGAACGCTGCTCGATCCACTGAACCCCAGTGGATCAAGTTCTATGAAGCTGAAGTGCAGAAGGCTATAGATGATGTGAAGGGGACATAGTGCGACCCAGGCGTGATCCTAAGCTGCGCATCTGGCTGATCGATAAGGAAGAGCCTATCGATATTCAGTCCAGCAGAATCGACTGGGTAGCGGTCACGATGGATCCTAATAACATGAAGCCACTAGACATGATGTGCCAGGTTGCGCATAGAGCACTACTGCGCACTGGATACGATGTGCCTACTAGCTACCTGCTGTTTCTAGATAAGTGCCTAGATGGAAACCCTGAGCAGCTAGAGGGAGGCGATCCTGAGATGATGGACCCTACCCTGAGTCCTCCCTAGGCATGGCTGCAGTCGCAGTCGCGATCAGGACTGGGGTCGCGCCTAGCGAATGGATGGATGATCCACGAGCGCTAGTCACAGCTGTGCACATCATCACTGAAATGGATCGAAGGAACAGGCATCGCTGATGGCAGGGGTTCCCGCACTACTTAAGATCATCATTGATGCTGACGCCACTAAGGCAGTGGCAGGGATGAAAGACGCCACTGATGCAGCAGGTGGCGTCAGTGGCACGCTGAAGTCCCTAGGCAAAGTGGTGGGGCCTGCACTGGGTACAGCTGCAGTGGTGGGATTCGGGAAAGCCAGTGTTACAGCTGCGCAGGAATCTGCTGTAGCTACTGCTCGCCTTGATCAGATATTCAGCAGCATGGGTGACAGCACTGGTGCTGCATCTAAGGCAGCGCAGGAGTACGCATCATCCCTGTCTGCGAAGACTGCCATAGAAGACGAAAGCATCATGGCAGGACAGGCGCAGCTTGCCACCTTTGGTGCAGTCTCTAGCGAGTCTGCACGCATGGCAGGTATCTTCGATCGCGCTACTGCAGCTGGTGCTGACTTAGCTGCAGCTGGGTTTGGGTCTATAGACAGTAATGCTGTCCAGCTAGGTAAGGCACTGCAGGATCCCACTAAGGGAATGACTGCACTAGCGAAGTCTGGCGTTACCTTCACAGATAGCCAGAAGGATCAGATAAAGGCACTTCAGGAAAGTGGCGATCTACTAGGTGCGCAGAAGATAATCCTAGGCGCAGTGGAAACGCAGGTAGGTGGCACAGCTGCAGCCACTGCTACTAGTACAGATAAGATGACAGTGAAGTTTGGTGAGATGCAGGAAATGCTGGGAGGCAAACTACTGCCTGTCATCAGCGCGCTGGCTGACTTCTTCACTAAGTACATGGACGTCCTGATCCCACTAGCTGGGATCATCATCGGCCTGGTCGCAGCGATGAAGATCTATAACCTGATCATGGGTATAATGGCTATCGTGAACAGCACAGCTGCAGCGACTACCTGGGCCTGGACTGCAGCACTACTCGCGAACCCACTGGTGTGGATAGTCATAGGCATCATGGCACTAATCGCTGCGCTGATCCTTGCCTACATGAAGATAGGGTGGTTCAGGGATATGGTGGACGCTGCGTTTAGTGGCGTCAAAGCTGCGTTTGGGTGGGTGATCGACATCGCTAAGGAAGTCTTTGAATGGATCAAAGATCACTGGCCACTGCTGCTCGCGATCATCACAGGCCCCATAGGTATCGCAGTACTGCTGATCACTAAGAACTTCGACACCATCAAAGATGCAGTTAAGGCTGCAGTTGACTGGGTTATGGATAGATTCCAGGATCTAACTGGCTTCCTGTCGCGCATCGTGGGAAGCATTCAGGGGATCCTGTCGAGCATCGCAGCAGCCATCAGGTATCCCATTGATGCAGCTACTGAAGCTGTGAAGTGGGTGATGGATAAGTTCAATGAGCTACTGAACTTCTTCAGTAACCTGATCAGCACCATCGGTGGCTATGTGTCAGACATCGCTGATGCGATCACTGGTCCCATCAATGCAGTCATCAGAGCATGGAATAACCTAAGCTTCACTGTGCCTAAGATTCACGTCCCTGGCACCGACATAGACATCGGTGGAAACACCATCAACTTCCCTGACATCCCTACGCTCGCTAGAGGCGGCGCAGTGCTGCGCACAGGGATGGCACTGGTGCATGAAGGCGAAACCTTCAGTGGTGTAGGGCGCAGCCTGGGTGCACCCACGTACAACATCACCATTCAGACAACAGGCCTGGGTGCAGATGCACCACAGATTCAGCGTGCAGTAGTGCAGGCACTGCGAGGCTACGCAGCGAGGAATGGGCCTCCCAGTCTGTCTGCCACTGGGATCGCCTGAGCGGCGCCTGTATGCCTCCCTGGTCGCCTGCTGATCCCTGGCCTAGTGGAACCCCAGGCGGCGCAGCTGCTCCCAGCTGGGGAGGCTTCGTGCGCCTGTGGCTTCGCGCTGCTCTGCAGCCTGGTCGCGCCTTCCACATGGGTACTCACCCTGACGATCGCCTAGACGCAGGCAACGTCATGGGTGGCGGCGCAGTAGCAGCGCAGGCGACTACAGGTGATCGCCTGTGGATCGATCTAACCTGCGACACCATTGATGCTGAGATACAGGGTGGCGCTACAGGTAGTCAGGGAATCTTCAGTAAGGCTGACGCAGCGACCATCACAGTCACCCTGGCTGATCCAACAGGTAAATACGATCCACTGAATGGGCACAGTCCATTCGCCTATGGTGGACACAGCAGGCTAGTCCCAGGCACACCAGTGGAAGCCTTCGCTGAAGTGGTCAATGGCGATGATGGCACCTGGGAAAGGTTCTACCTATTCGCAGGGACAGCTGATAGCTGGGGTGAAGACTGGACACCGAACCCTAAGGAACGCACCTGCCAGCTGATCGCGACAGACATCACTAAGAACTTCGTCAGAATGAACAGGCCTGAGCAGCCAGCAGTAGGCGCAGGCGACACAGTGCAGCAGCGCATCCATCGCATAGTGGAGTTCTTCGACTGGGAAGGCGAGATAGTAGATCCACCCGGTGGATCCACAGTCACGCTGCAGGCGACCACACTGGCGCAGCCTGCATGGGAACTGCTCAATCGTGCGACTGACGATGAAATAGGGTATGTGTACTTTGATGCTGATGGGCGCCTGCGATGGATCAATCGGCAGGCCTGGTCCACCATCAGCGAACCAGTGATCACCTTCAGCTGCGAGCATGCATCGCCAGTGCCTGGCTTTGATGTGCTCACAGATGCGGCGCCTTCCACGCTTGATCTACAGATGCGAAACACTGTGTACGCCTCGCGATCAGGCGGCACGATGGAGTCAGCTATATCGCAGTCCAGTGTGGATCGCTATGGTCGCTATGAATACAAGCGCACTGACCTAGGACTGAACAGCGACCAGCAGGCAGCAGACTGGGCAGAGTATGTGGTCGTGCTGTATGCCTTTCCTCAGATCGCACTGTCTGATGTGACTATGCGACCAGCGATCAGCGCTCGCAGCTGGGAAGTGTGGAACAGTGTCCTAGGCCTGACGCTAGTCACTGACCTAGTGCGCATCATATGGGCGCCACCTGATAGGCCTGATGATGTGATAGATGCGATCGTCAGGGTGGTCGGCCTATCGCATCGCATCAGCAGGGACAGCTGGGAAGTGCAGTGGCAGCTGGTCGCTGCGAGCGCACTGGGGTTCAGTGGTTCAGTGTTCACAATGGGACCACATGCACAGGACAGACTAGACGCAGGCTATGTGATGGGGTTCGCAGTAACCCCAGCAGGGATGGGATGATGCCTACTAAGACATGGGTAGTGGGAGAAGAAGTCTTAGCAGCAGACTTCAATACGATGGTGCAGCGTCAGGTAGTCGCAACCTTCAGTAACGCTGCAGCTAGAACAGCGGCGCTGCCTGCTCCAGCTATAGGCATGCTCACCTTCCTGTCTGACTCTATGGTCTACCAGACATGGAATGGCACAGCATGGACTGCGCTGCTGGGTGTGCTCGCCTATGTAGAGAACATCGGTCCACAGACAGGGATCAGCACTGCGATCACTGACCTAACAGGACTGATCACACCAGCTATACCCATGTCGGCAGGACATCGCATACAGGTCAGCGCTGAAGTGGGGTTCACGAAGTCACCCCCAGACTCAGCTAGCTGGGTGGAACTGCATCTAGCTGATGGTGGGAACGCAGACTTTCAGGTTCGCTTTAGCAGCTGTCCCGCACCAGGGTGGGTATCGATCGGCGCCTCGCGAGTCCTGACCACAGTCTCAGGTACCTACACATTCAAAGCTAGAGCAGCTACCGGTGCAGGCTTCGTGAACACACAAGCTGCACCTAACGCACCATCATGGCTGATGGTCAGGGACCTAGGTGCAGCATGACAGCTGCAGGCGATCAGGTACTCGCCTACGCCTACTCGCAGCTGGGTGCCACTGAGAACCCACCAGGATCGAACCTGTGCAGTCCCTATACAGATGCCTGGGGTCCCGGTGCCTGGTGCGCGATGTTTGTCAGCTACTGCGATGCTGCAGCTGGGTATCCACTGCCACCCATCAACGGTCCTGCAGGATTCAGCTACTGTCCTGATGGGCAGATAGCTGCATTCAGCACAGGACACAGCGTAGGTGAAGGTGGCGTAGAACCAGGCGATGGTCTTATCTTCAGCTGGGAACCCTTCTACTATGGCAACGATGGGATCGCCTACTGTTCATCAGGTGTGTACGCAGGCAGTCCAGCAGGGGACCACACAGGTTTCTTCGTGGAATGGCTGGGTGGTGGATATATGCGCACTGTGGAAGGGAACACAGGCAGTCAGTCCTGGGACAATGGCGGCGCAGTCCTCGAGAGGACAGACAGGTACACAGGACAAATCTGCTGCTATGCCAGGCACGATGCACTGAACACTGGTGGATCGATCACGCCACCGCCACCTACCTACAACCTGACAGGACTAGGGATGTTTCTAGTGAGCAACGTTCAGCGAGGCATCTGGCTGATGGGGCCTGGCTACGCAAAGGGTCTATCGCCTGAGGAATACTCGCAGGCTGCAGCGATCCCAGGTATAGGCACCTTTGACTGTGGCGATAATGAACGTGCCTTTGACCTGCTGTACATGATGTGCCTAGAAGGCGTGACAGCAGTGGAAACCTGATGCCTCTATTCCACAGGGAAGACAAGCGGCGCAGGCAGCTAGGCCTAGTGGTCGCGATGGCTGCACATGTGGAACGCAACACACCACAGGTGTTCCCACAGGCGACTACAGACAGGCTCGAGGAAGCTGCAGATGAACTGCTATCAGATGCTGAACTGTCCTTTGAAACAGTGATGGTGTGCAAGCGTGCACTGCAGTCCATTCAAGCTAGGAACCCTGGTCGCCTGTGGTCAGCTGAACTGATCGCAGCACTGCAGGCAATCGAAGATGAAGCGGTCAGCTAGGGACCAGGTAACTACCTACATACTGATCACCTATGCCTTAGCTCAGGCGATCCTGTCCCTGCTGATGCTGTTTGATGTGGTGCAGGGTGAGACTCTGATCGCAGTGTCTACGTCAGTGGCGCTAGTCCTGTATGTGGCAGCGAATGAACTGATAGGTAGACCAGCTAGGCGCGATCGTGGGGCATCCACTGACCACAGTCGCACTGATGTCCACCCTGATGATCAGGTGGCAGGCGACACCGGTGTAGGCGCCTGAGATGGGCAGGGACTACCTTCCCACGTAGGGCCTCTATAGGCCACGCTGCTGCGCATTCATCATCCATCATTAGGATCTCTCTCCAACATTAGGAATGCAGCTATCTCGCCTAGTGCGTTAGTCGCACGCCTGTAGCTGCGAGCGGCCTTCAGCTGATAGATCGATGCAGCGAGGAACAGGCCTGCAGCGAACAGGAACAGCAGGACTGACAGCGCTCGCATCATTCGATCACCCTGGGATCTATCCCTAGCGCTTCAGCCAGACTGTGCCTGATGTGATCGTCAGGGTTCAGCCTTCCCTGCATGATCATCTGCACAATGGGAACGCTGGTGCCTGCAGCTGCAGCTAACCCATCCACTGTGATGCCTCTAGCGATGATCGCTGCAGACAGTTCAGCCACCTGGGATCTAGTCAGCTTGTCCATCTGTGTAGATCCCCCTATCCTTAGCTCGCGTCAGCCTGCTGTATACCTGAGTCTCAGTTATGCCTAGCTGCTGCGATGTGAACCTACCCTTAGCGCCACTGGCTGCAGCTTCCTCGCTGGTGTATGTGTCCACCAGCTGCTGCAGTTCATCATTAGTCACAGTCGGTGTGCCTCGTGGCCTACCTGGGCTTCGCTTAGGTTCACGCTTAGGGCCACCCTTAGGGCCACCACTGGCTAGCCACGCCTGCAGCTTCAGTGCCATAGCTGCGTCGAATGGGTAGGACTGTGCACCATCATCGCCGTGGATCACCAGTGCACACAGTCCACCACCCATGTCGATCGCGTAGAACTTCCCTACTGGTGTGTCGAAGATCAAAGGTGGTCGTGCCATCAGCAGTACCGTCCCCATATCAGCCAGTGCCACAGGCAATAGTCAGCGAAGGCACCCATCAGTCTGACTCCAGAATGATCCAGCCATCATCGCTGCGTTCCACTGTGAAGGCTTCAGCTTCGCTGTCACTGATCACCAGCGCCACAGGCAAGCTGGGATCTAGATCCTTCAGTGCAGCCATCAGTTCCCCCACAGTCACCTGCGTGCCTTCCTACTCGCGATGATGTCACGTAACCATTCGATCCTGTAGTCGGCCTTCGATGGTGCCTGCACAGTGCGATCCTTCCACTGGTAACCGTCAGGGTAGAAGTACCTGTTCCACATCGCCTCGCCAGTAGGCGAGATGTCGAACGTGCGCACCGTAGTGCACCGTACGCAGCGCATCCATACATCGCGCCTGTGATGCTCCATCCCCATGGGTGCACCATCTAGCTGATCCCATGCATGTCCCATGCGCCTGCATGCCTCGTACATTGCGGTACCTTCCCTGTCGCTGGGGCCTGTACCGCCTGCAGGCCTGCTGATCGTGCCATGATACCCACTATGGGTGACAGACTGAAGCTAACTCAGATGGTCAGCAGCTGTCACGCACTGGCACTGGTCACCCTGCCTGACCAGGGGAAACGCAGGTTCTGGCACCAGCTGACACAGGAACAGATCAACGAAGTTATAATCAGGGTTCTGCGCCTCTGACCTGGGCAAACGCTGGAAAGTCCCTGGTCAGGGTGCGACTGAAGCTAACTTGTGCTCCATGCAGGCATTCGCTGATGCCTTCCTGTGGCTTTATGTAGCTTCGCTATGCTTCGCTGCGAAACAGCAGCGAACCCCAGTCCACGAAGGAACACCTGATGCCTCGCCCCATCCACTACGCAGACGACCTGATCCCCATGTACCTACGTGAAGCACGTTTCACCCATGCTGAAGAAATGGTGTCGCGAGGCATCATCAATCGGTGGTGTGACTATCTGCAGGAAGGGTGTGCTGATCGGTGCTGTGCGCATCGTGCGCCTGGTGCTGTGAAGATCACCCATGCTGTGCGCAGCGACGGTGTGGATTACCTGAACCATCTGAAGTCTGCAGGCAAGGCAGTAGCGACCACGAATAACGCACTGACGAAGCTGCGCAAGTTCTATGACTGGATGGTGCGCACTAACGAAATGGGCAAGGCGAAGAAGAAGACACTAGCGAACCCCTTTGAGACTCTGAAGGGTGACAAGCCACAGCGCAACATTCAGCCTGTGCTGCGCGATGATGCGTTCAGGAAGCTGATGAAGGCTTGTGACAACAGCGCAGATGAACTGATCGCTAGGCGTGATCGAGCGATCCTGTCCATGCTGATGTGGTCAGGCCTGCGTCGCGAGGAGATAACGAAGCTGGATCGCAGCAGCTACAGGAATGAAGATCCCTCGCGACCCATGATGGTAGTGGGAACCATTCAGCGCACCACGAAGAAGAAGAAGGCACGCCTAGTTCCCCTGGCGCCTGACACTGCAGCGCTGATCGATCGCTACGTCCTGCACAGGGATCGTGCGTACAGCGATGAAGCTGATGCACCACTGTTCATGTCGCAGCGAGGCGATCGCCTGACTGCTCAGGGTGTGTCGCAGCTGTTCGATCGCAAGAAGAAGACTGCAGGCATCGCTGGGAAGCTAGGTGTGCACAGCACCAGGCGTGGCTGGACGATCGCCTGTGCGAAGTCAGACATGGACGATCGAGAGATAGCGAAGATCGCTGGGTGGACGAATGGCGATGGTTCAGCGAACACTGCGATGGTCGCCTATTACCTAGGACAGGACGCAGACGACATCGCCTTTGACAGCTTCTTTGCGAAGATGGGACCTAAGGCGAACACACTGCAGCAGCAGACAGTGCGAGGCGCGAAGCCTGGTAAGTATGCGAAGCGTGCAGCATGATCCCCTGATGTGTAGTTAGAGTCTCGCCACCTTCCTACCGTCAGGAAGCGATAGGCCCCACTGGGTTCGCCTGGTGGGGCCTATCTGCGTCCCTGGGCAGATGTGGGTGGGGCCTGTCCTGGGGATTCGGCGCCAGTGGTCGCTGTGTGGCGCTGTGGCGTCCTGGGACCCCATCCCAGCACCCATCCATGCCTAGCGATCCTGGCAGGCGATCCTGGGGCCTCACAGCTGGGTACAGGTGTTCGGTCCTCGAGGGATGCAGCGCGGCTGGTGGGCAGCTGGTGTCCACCAGTGATCTACAGGCATGCATCGCGCGATCGTCTGTATTAAGTGATCGTCGCGATCACATGCAGCGTTCATGCCTTAGTCATTCGCAGTGTGTTCTAACGGCGTTCTGTATGCAGGGTAACGATGCATCATCCACAGGCCTGCTAGCGACAGGGGATGCCAGGCAGTGCCAGGGACTGACATCCACAGTCGATCTAGAGGCTTCATCCACAGCTGATCCACATTCAGATAACGCTTGACCAGCTGCAGGCCTGGTAGCAGGGTGGGCGGCGGCCGGTAGCAGACAGGAACAGACAGGGACAGGCGAACAGTGGGGGCAAAGGGACTACACCTTATGGATGATCGCGCCTTCTACACAGTGAAACAGGCTGCAGATGAAGTGCAGTGCAGCGAGCGCACGATGTACCGATACGTAAGCGATGGGGTAATCGAAGCCAGACAGGGACCTACGCAGATGCTGATCCCAGCAGCCAGCCTGCGTGCATTCATCGACAGCTTCCCATCAGTGGGAGGCGATGCAGCGTGACTCTAGATGATGGGTCGCGTACAGACAGCTTCAGAGTCTTTGGTGAACCTGCACCACAGTCAGGAATGCGAGCAGTGGGACCACCCGGTGCAATGCGACTGATCACCACTGGTGGGAAGGATCTAGAGCAGTGGCGTAGAGCTATCGCCACTGAAGCTGCAGTCGCGCAGACTATGGGTGCTACGCACAAAGGTCCTGTAGCTGTGCACGTGGACTTCAGGTATCAGATGCCTACTAACAGGAAAGCTGCACAGCGTAGAGCAGAGTCGATCCCACGAATGGTGCAGCCTGATCTAGACAAGCTGGTGCGAGCAGTGCTCGACTCACTGAAGGTCGGTGGACTGATTCTAGATGATGGGCAGGTAGCTGAGATTCATGCATCTAAGTCTGAATACTCAGACAGCTGGACTGGTGCTGAGATAAGCGTAAGGGACCTGTGGACTCCCTGACTGAGCCTGAACTGATCTGGCATCTGGCGAAGGATGCAGACTGGCTTAGGGTCGAGGTGTATCGGTCGGTAGTGGACTACATGGGTGTGGATGCCTTCGCTGCTGACGAATGGGACAAGGCCTGGGAACACATGCAGGCTTACTGGATGGGTGAAGGTAAACAGCACAGCTGGATGGTGCCAAACGATGACTGATGAAGTGATCCCCTTCCCAGTGAAAGACCTTCCCTGGCAGCCAGCAGCTGAAGTGCCTGATCCAGTGAAGCCAGGCAAGGAAGACCTGAAGCTGTGGTCAGTCACCACCATCATTCGTCAGATGGGTGGAAGTGATGGGTTGATCAACTGGGCCTGTCAGAAGACAGCACAGGCTGCGATAGAGGACCAAGCCATCTGGGTGCAGATGCTGGACAGAGGACAGCAGAAGGAAGCTGTGAGCTACCTCAGTGGCGCTAGGTGGCGTCCCAGGCCTGGCTGCACGCTGACCGATGCTGACGCTGGGTCGCTGTTCCATCGCCTGGCTGAACGATGGATGTTTGAGGGGAAGCGACCTGAGTGTGAAGTGGCTGAAGTCAACGCACTGCTAGATAGCTATGAACGCTGGCTGCTCGACGCTAACCCCACGTTCGATGCACTAGAGATGACTGTGTACCACCCTGACGAAGGCTACGCAGGCACCCTAGATGCGATCCTGAACGTGGATGGACAGCGCTTCGTGCTCGACTATAAGACATCGCTAGATAGCGATGAAGGGAGGCGCAAACGTCCCTGGCATTCAGTGGCACCACAGCTAGCTGCATACAGGCACGCTAAGTATGTGGCAGTGTGGAAGGCACGCACTGAAGAAAGGTACTCGAGACGCTATTACCTGCTGAGTGAAGATGAAAGGCGCAACGCACTACCCATGCCAGACATCGCTGGTGGGTACTGCCTGCATGTCACACCCTGGCACGCTGACCTGTACTACGTACGCACAGGCGATGATGTGTTCAGGGATGGCTTCCTCGCAGCGGTGGATGCAGCTAGATGGACACTGCGCCTAGCTGACACAGCCATAGACCAGGAAGGCGCCACCTACCTGAACACAGGCACCGGTGTGTGAATGTCGCGCAGGAAGTGCCTGGTATGTGGCGAAGCGCTAACTGGCGAGTCTTACCAGTGGCACACCTTCCATGAACCAGGCTGTCCCGCTAGGGACTCAGGACAGGCGGCGCACTGCTGCCTGTTCCCCTGGTGTGGCAGGGATGTTCACGAGGACTGCTGTCCTACATGCACTGACGGTAGAAGGGAACAGCTATGGGATGCACAGTGAATGGCTGCACTAGGCCTAATCACGCTAGGGGACTGTGTGGATCGCACTACCAGCAGTGGCGCAGTGGGAGGGATCCCTACGCAGCTGCGCCTAGGTCAGTGCATGCGCCTGACTGGTCGCCGCCTAAGGCACTGTCGCCTGCATGGCACAGTGCGAACGTGCACAGGCCTCGCGAGCTCGCACGGGATCGTCCCTGTGGCCTACAGGCCTGTGGTGGCGTCGCGATGCATGGATCTGACCTGTGCGAGGCGCACGACCACTGGCGAGCAGCACAGGCACGCCTGAAGGCAAGGGGACTGGCATGACTGAAGTGGAGCGCAGCTGGTCAGTCCTGATCGCGATGGGATCCACCTCACTGACCATTCGCAGCACAGGCCCAGTCACAGCGATCACCACTGGTGTGCTCGCAGCTGTGCAGGCACTGGCTGACGCACTAGGCGAAAGGGTGGCGAGCAGTGCCACTGCTGAACCCTCAGATGACTGAATGTCAGGAACTGCTAAGGGAAGCCTTCATAGCGCTGGTGCATGGAATGACTAAACACCCTGATGCGCAGCGCGATGCAGACAGAACTGTGACAGCGATCGTGGACTACCTACTTAGGATGCCTGATGCCACTGCTGAACATTCAGATGAACCTTCGTGAAGTAGGCAGGATCAGGTCAGGCGATCGCATACAGGCAGGCAAGGGAACTGCGCCTAGGAAGCTGGATCGCTTCAGGTTCACATCAGATGATGCACAGCTGCTCGGCCTGGTCGCTGCACGCTATGGAGGCGATGTAGAACCCTGGGATGATGCGCCTACAGGCGAACAGGCGCAGGTTTACGTGGAAGCTGAACGCATCCCTGTGATGATCGTCCCGCACCTGCGACCCATAACGCAGTGGTGGGAAGCGTGGACCGGTGGTGGCTGCATCAGGCGATGCGATGGGAACTGGGAACTGATCGCGAACACTGAATGCCCCTGTGCAGTGCAGGACGATCGCATCTGTAAACCCACTACCAGGCTGCAGCTGGTGCTGCATGAGATACCAGGCCTGGGAACGTGGAGACTGGAAACCCATGGATACTACGCAGCAGTAGAACTGGGTGGAACCCTCGAGCTGATCACACAGCTAGCGCTAGCCACTGGTGATCCTGTGTATGGACATCTGCGCCTCACACAGCGAATGCAGCAGACACCAGGACAGGCCACCAGGCGATTCGCAGTACCGACGCTTGACGTCAACGTGACTGTGCCTGAACTGGCAGCACAGGTGGCTGCAGGCCCCACCACTGCGATTGATGGGGCCAACGCTCCACGCCTACAGGCACTGGCTGCAGCTGCGCCCACAGGACACCCCAGTGCCTTCCCTAGCGATGCTGACAGGGAAGCTGCAGAGCAGCGTGGACAGGCGAAGCTGGGCAGGAAGCGAACGCCTGATATGGGGCCTGGCAGGCGAGGCAAGGTAATGCCTACCGATGTGCCTGAAGGCATCGATGATGCTGAAGTGCTGCAGGCTTTCGATAGTGCACTGTCTGATCGTCAGCTGAAGGCACTGCAGACACTGTTCAGGATGACAGGCCTAGACGATCGCGACCAGCGACTGCTGTTCAGCGAAGGCATCATCGGTCACAAGCTGAGCAGCAGTAAGGATCTGACCAGCAGGGAAGCTGCGCAAATCTTGGACCTGCTCGCACTGGTGGAACAGGGACAGGCGCAGTACATCAGCGATGCTGATGGGCGCATCGTTGGCGCTGTTCCTGTGGACACAGATGCTGCAGACATTCTCCATGGGGATCCCATTCCTCACCCTGACGAACTAGAAGATGAGTAGTATCTACCCATCAGGAACCCCAGCGAAAGGGATTAGACAGTGACTGACATCGCTAGTGGCGAGATTGAATGGCGGGACCCAGGCCCCGGCGGTCGCGGCTTTGGTAGCACGCCTGGTGTCTGGATCGAGCGACTGAAGCCCATGATGCACCACCCTGGTCGGTGGGCAGTGGTGTACAAGTCCCCTGATGGGAAGTCTCAGAAGGCTTCAGGGATGGCTGCAGCGCTGCGAGGCGATAAGACAAAGAAGCCTGCAGGTAAGTGGGAGTTCAGCGCTCGACAGGGTGAAGTGTTCGCACGGTACATCGGGCCTGAATGATGAAGTGGATGCGCCTATCAGTGGATGCCTTCACTGATGACAAGATCACGCAGCTGAACCATTCAGAGCAGATCCTGTATCTGAAGCTGATCGCCTGGTCAGTGGCGCATGAAACTGATGGGCGCATCCCAGCATCATCCATAGATACCATCGCTGCAGGACACAGGCACAGGCAGCGATACATGGATCACCTGTGTGGACTGGGCCTATTACAGTTACAACAGGGATCTGACACAGTTACAACAGGGATACAACAGGGATACAACATCCAAGCCTTCGCTAAATGGCAGATGACAACTGAAAGAATTGGTCACAAACCTGCAGGTCAGGCGCCTGGCGATCAGTCTTCCTCGCGTGGGCGTGCGAGCGCAGGTACGGAGACCAGACTAGAACGTAGTTCTATATCTCTATCTGAAGATACGCTAGCGCCAGTGGATGTGGTGGAAGTGAAGGATCCACGCCTAGCAGCAGTGCTGGGCAGGATAGGTAAGAAACTGGGTGAGGCTAATGGAACAGCGACGAATGGATCCACTAACCCACATTGATCGCCTGCGTGCCATCATCGCCTCTAAGCCTGATCCTGGGAGAGTGAAGTATGGGAAGGGATCCAGAACTTCAGAACAGGCAGTGGCGAGCGATAAGGCGAGCAGTGCTGGTGCGTGATCGCTACACCTGCTATGTGTGCCTGGGTAGAGCCAACAGCGTGGATCATGTGATACCTCGCAGCATGGGTGGGTCGCATCATCTAGACAACCTGCGTGCATGCTGCAGTAAGTGCAACAGCACAAAGGGTGAGCGTGCACCAGCTGTGCCTATCCCTAGCAGGGTGTGGTGATCAGTTATGCCTAAGCCTCGCAAGCTGCACGATGGGTATGTGTGCCTGTCGCTATGGGTGGACACATCAGCGATGGAACAGCACCAGCTAGATGCACTGGTCACTGATGTGCTGGCTGCAGTCGAGCGCTACAC